TTTAATATCAATCTATTTTCTTTTAGGTTTTTTATGAGTATGTCCTAATTTTACGCCTCTAAGATGTTGTTTATGAGTCTTTGCTATATATCTTTTTCCTTTAGTATTCCACATGTAATGTTTTTTAAATTTTTTTGATTTTCGACGTTTACCTCCAGAAATCTTACCATGCTCAAACGTATTTTCCCATAGTGTCTTAAAATCTAACTGTTTTGTATAGCTACTTGATGATTCAGCTCCTTGTCTTTTATCAGCAGCAGCCTGTTCAGCACTTACTTGTCCAGTTGAAGAATCAGACTGATTATCAAATGGATTCCAGTCTACTTCTTTTTCATTTTTAGATTCAGGTTTATCAGAATGTTTATCAGAATGTTTATCAGAATGTTTAGATTCACTTCCGGAAGAATTTGAATTTTTCTCTCCCATGTTAAATAAATTTTTAAAAAAATCTCCTCCTCCTTTCATTTTTCTATGTCTTCTTTTTGATTTTCTTCTTTTTCCACCTGTTCCTAATACTGTATTAGCACGTAATTGAGCTGTATGTTCAGAGGAAGAAAATGCACCATGATTTTTATCAGCAGCAGCTTGTTCTGAACTTACTTGTCCTGTTGATGAATCAGATTGATTATCAAAAGGATTAGCATCAAAACTTAATTTTCCAAAAGGATTAGGAAGATGAATGTTTCCTCCTCCTTTTTTTCTTCTAGATTTATTTCTTTTTTTTCTTTTACCACCTTTACTCATACACCCGCATCCACCGCCTTTTGATCCACCAAAAGATAATAAAGGAGGAGGACCAATTTTAAGACCAAATGCTGGTCCACTTGTAGGTCCTAAAGGAGGTGGTGGTGATGGGGGTGCTGGTCGTGGTGGAATAAAAGGTTGTGATCTAGCTAAAATTGGTGAAGGATTGGTTATTGGAATTCTTTGTATATCTGTTAAACTTTCTTTTGACGCGAAATCTACAGATGTTGGATTAAGGGGGGATAATCCACTTCCACCATGATGTCTTTTTCTATTTCGAGATCTACGCTTAGAATATCTAACCATAATAATATATATTTAGATTTTTATATTAAAATAAATTATAATAAAAATTAAATGACAGAAAAATACTTTATAGGTGATAAAATTGATAAAGGGTGTTTTGGTGAAATTTTTTTAGGACGCAATTTATTTACTAATGAAGATTTAATAATTAAAAGATCGAAACTAGATGATTTATCCATAAAAAATGAAGCAAAAATTTATAATTATTTAAATAATCTAGAATTTATTCCTATATTTAAAGATTTTTTCCAATGTAATAATTTTAATAATTTAGTAATTGAAAAAATGGATAATAATTTAAATGTGTATAAAGGTAAATTAAATGATAATAATTTTAAAGATATAACTACACAAATATTTAAATGCTTAGAATTTATGCATAATAAGGGAATAGTTCATAGAGATATTAAACCAAATAATTTTTTAGTTAAAGATAATAAGATAAAGATTTGTGATTTTGGATGTTCTCGACAAATAGTAATTAAAAATAAATTTATAAAAGAAAAAAATATTGATAAAATTATTGGATCTGCAAATTATATTAGTTTGAATGTTCATAAATTATTAGAACCATCGATGAGAGATGATATAGAATCAGCAGTTTATGTAATTTATTATTTATTAGAAAAATTAGATTGGGTATATAATGAAATATCTATTGATGATGTTATAGAAAAAAAAAGTAAATTTTCAAATAAAATTATAGATTATTGTCGTGGATTAAATTTTAATCATATTCCTCAATATTCAAAAATATATGGTTATCTTCAGTTAGACGATTTTCAATTTCAGCATGATGGCAATTAAATCTAATATATTTAAAAGTCCAAGTAAATATATTCTTATAGGAATGCATTCGTGTATAATAATTTTCTAAAATTTTTTTATTTGGTTCAAGCATATGAATATTATTTTCTAGATAATCAAAAATTCCAGTGAGATTATTACCATTCCAAATTGTAATGCCCCAAATTTTATGACAAGACAAAATATAAAATTTCATTAAATAATTTTCAATCCATGGTAGTTGACATTCAGATACGAGTTTCCAATTTTTCAAACAAATATTTAAAACATTAAGTAATTTAGTAATTAGATAGAAATATATATTATTTGTTCCATCTGGAGATGTAACCATATCATTTTCTTCAGCGTTATAAAATAATTTATGAATAATAGCTGAAATATGGTCAAATTTATTAGTCAAAATTCTAAAGAATGTTTTACATGATCTCTCAAAATAATATTCTTGTTTCATAAATTCAGAAATTATTCCTTGGATTTCACTCGGAACTTTTTTATAAATATTTTCTAGAAGTTGTCTAGAGCGTCTACCTCGTTGAATTTTTTGAATATAGATGGCTTTGTCTGAGAGAATTTTTTGAGCATGAACAAAGCAAAAGTTTTTTCCACCAAAATTTCCATAAACATTAGCTTTACAGCATCTTGTCCTATTACTGTGATTATTAATTTTGACTTTACAGGAACATTTGTTTTTTGTTGGCATATTTTGTAAAATATAGTGGTAGACTATTTATATATTTTAAAAAAATGTTTTCAATTTTTTTTTATTTTAATACTAAAATTAGCTTACAAAATTGATTTAAAGGATAACTAATATTACATAGTATAATGTCCGAAGAAACCGTGAGAGATTCGTCTGCCACAGAAAAGATGAAAGGTTGTGTAAAGTGGTTCAATAACAAGCAAGGCTTTGGTTTTATTAGTGTCACATCAGGTGATAAAGTAGGAACAGATTTATTTGTTCATCATTCTGCTATCCAGGTTGCTAAAGAGCAGTATAAGTACCTTGTGCAGGGTGAATATGTTGAATTTGAACTTTGTAAAGCAGATCAGGCTAGTCATGAATGGCAGGCAGGAAATGTACGTGGACTTGATAATGGTCGACTAATGTGTGAGACACGTCATGAGACCCGTATTACACGTACCAATAGTACTGGTGGTCGACCAGATGACACAGATCGTACAGGTGAACGTCGCGTAAGAGTTCGTGGAACTGGTCCTCGCGAAGGACGTGAAGGTGAAGAGTGGTTTCTTATTAAACGTCGTGTAGGAGGACCAACTCGTGAGCGAACTGGTGATGGTGATCGTCGTCGTGAACCTAGATCTATGACTCCTAGAATGTAAAAATTTAAAATTAATTTAAAGATAAAAAATTTATAAATTTATGGATTATAAATTTTTTACAAAATTAAGAAATAATTTAAATACTAAAGATGGTGTAACTGATTATAAAATTAACTATGATGATAGTATTTTATTAAATGAAAATTTCAAAAACTTTTTAAATCTCAATAATAATAATGAATCTCTTTCAAAGATATATAGTATTTTGGGTGAATATATAAAAAATCAGGAAGACTTAAACAAAGATTTTAAATTAAGAGAGTTATTAAATTTAAAAAATAGTGAAAAATTAGATAAAATTAATATTTATAAATATGTTAATAATTTAATTATTAACGGCAATTAGTATCTTTGCATGTAATAAATAGTATATAGAGTATAGAAGTCATTAATATAACAAAACAACAAAAGTTGCAAATTATTATTCTACTTCTTCGAGTTCTTAAATGTAGGTTTAAAATATTTGTATAATTAATCATTAAATTAGTATTAAAATTATCTGAAATATCAGTGCTAATAGTATTATTTTCTGATATTTGTCTATAAATTTCTATAGTATTATTATAAGAAATATCAGTATTTTCATATAGTATTGGTGCACCAATATCAATAATTAAATCTGATGATACTCTACATAAAACACATTTATCTTTTTGCGTATTTTGTGGATTTAATATCCAATTTTTCATACATTGTAAATGAATTTCTTTATGACAACAATCAAGAACTAAGATTATATTATTTGATAAATCAATAGGATCTAAGCAAATAGGACATTCTTTGATTTCAATATAATAATCTAAATCTTTTTTTTCATTTTCCATGTTAAATGTTTTTATAATTTACTAGTAATAAATTTATTTCATTTTTATAATATTTTATAAAATGTTACAAAATGTTCGTAAAATAAAACTTTTATTATTTTCTAAATATGGAGGAGTATTTTCAATATTATTATCGAGAGAAGCTAAACTTTCATTAGAAATGTTTTTAGTTAATTTAATATATTGATGATTATTTGTGTCATTTATTTCATTATCTAGATCATTAGTTTGAATTATTATATTTTCCGAACAATCTATATTTGTATTTTCATCAATTGTATTTAAACTAGACCTATAATCACTCAATGTACTTTCTTGAGAGTCACTACTACTTAAATTTGTATATTGGTCTATATTTAATAGATCATTTTCATTATTGAAGTCAATTTCTTTATTAATAGATGCAATTAAAAATTTACATTGTAATAAAAAGTCTAATAAATAGTTATTATGATATTTGTTAAATGTGTTTAAATAATTTATAAATAATACACATTTATTTGTGTAAATATTAATATTAGTATTTTCTTCATAAATATAATAATTTACATTATAGCCAATATTATTACTATTTATAAATGGCTGAATAGATATATTTTTTTTACTAATGATATCATAGAGAGATTGAATATATTGATAAATAGTATTTTGAATTTCACAAATTTCTTGAAAATTATAAAGAGTAGAATTATCTAAATCTTTATATATTGTAAAAGAAACATCTATAATTGGAATAGTGGTATTACTTATAATATAATTTTTTATAAGTTTATATATTTTATAATAATCGCCATAAATTCTGTTAAATAATTTTTTAAAAATATTTTTTAGATTTAAATACTTTATGGTAAATAATTTATTTTGAAAATTTAAAGAATCAATACCTAGGTATATAGGAATTTCAATATTTTTATTACCTTTAATATTATCTATTAAACTATTGTATTTAATGTTAATTTTTTCAATTATTTCTTCGATTTCTTTCAGATAATCATCACATTTTAATTTATTACTTATTATTTTTTCAAAATCTAATTCTATTTTATTCTTTAAATTAATAATATCCATTATTATCATGGAAGATAATAATTTAAAGAATGAAAATCAAGAAATTCAAGTAATTAATCCAAATATTGAATGGACTTCATACTATGAAGAGATATTTATAGATTGGTGTGATAAAGCAATGTCGTATAGATATTTACATACAAATAGTTACAGGTATTTCTATTGGTTACATACTAGTTTTACTATACCAGTTATTTTTATATCAACTATAACAGGTGTAGCTAATTTTGCACAAGAACGAATACCTGAAAATTATCAATTTTATTATACAATGGGAGTAGGAGCTCTCAATATATTAGCGGGTTTTATAACAACAGTTGCACAATTTTTAAAAGTTAATGAATTATCCGAAGGACATAGGATAAGCTCTATATCTTGGGATAAACTTTATAGAAATATTAAAGTTGAGCTGGCTAAAAAACCAAAAGAAAGAGAGAATATATCTAGTTATTTAAAAAAAAACAAAGGAACAATATGATTTATTAATTGAAACAAGTCCTGAAATTAGATTAAAAGAAATAAAAAAATTTAATAATGTGTTTAAAGATATAGAATTTTTAAGACCTGAAATTTGTAATTCTTTGATTTCGGTGAGAAATAGTGTTTATGAAAATAATAAAAAAGAGGATGAAAATTTAGAAACAATAGAAAATATTAAAGAAAAAAGACAAAGCAGAATTAATAATTTAGAAATAGAGAATTTTGTAAAAAACTATAAAATTGAAAATAACAGAGAACCAACTGTTGATGAAATATATGATAATTTAGAAGATCAAGTAAATCGCAAATATATTGATTTATTTGTCAAAAATTTAAGAAATAAAATAGACCAAGAAAGATGTGTTAATATAAAAATAGATAAAAATAATTAGTATTTTTGGATCTTTTTCCTCAATCATATAAACCTAATATCATACTTTCTGGTACAACAGATGAACCTCCCCGTATTCGCTTTCTAGTGTGACGCTTTGTTTTTCGTTTCTTTTTCTTTTTTTTATTTTTCTTAGTTCTACCAGCTATTCTAGATTCTGGAACACAACCGGGAGGACAAATAACAGTTTCATATCTTTTTTTTCTAGTTCTTCTAGCTTGTGGTTTAGGTCTAGGTTTAGGTGAGGCAGGTAAATTTTGTTGTAAAGTTAATGTATTAGGTGGTAATAAAGAAGCAGGAGGAGAGAGGTTAGAATTACCTTGTATTTCAATTCTATTAAATTTGTTACCACTAGGTATTTTTTGTGATGTAGAAAATTTAGTAAAATTTTGAGCAGCTCTATTAGCTAAAGCTTGAGAGAATCTTCCAGTAGTTGGATCAGGAGATGCTGATCTCATATCTATACCTCGTGACATATCTGTAGGTATTAAATTTCTCCGCGCCATATAAATAAATAGTGAAAAAAAAATTGAAATAAATTTTTGATTATAGTGAGACGATGTAGTATTATGGCAATGATTTCGGAGTCGGGTATAGCTTTTGGTGGTGTGATTGAGGAGAATGAGGCAAAAGAAGTGTCCCGTATATGTAGTAGGTATGTGTTGGATGTAGTGTCAAGACTGTTGGGGTGTAGTGGTTTGGTGGGTTGTGGATTAAAGGATGTAGAGGTAAAAGAGTATTTATATAAGTTAGGGTATATTAGCA